CAGAAAGCTTAGCGGTGGGCTTTATGTTTGTTCGAGGTGCGGCTACCAAGCGACAGCGGAGGATGTGCGCCGTTGGGGTGGGCCGTATCCTCAAAAATACGAGCCGTCTGCCGATGATCTGAGGCGATGAGCGGCGCCCCTCATACAATCCCAGGAGACGCGCGGGAAATGAGTGAAAGGACCATCGCGCGCGATGCCGACATGGCAGCGGTGATGCTGGAGCAGGCGCGCCGCCTCGACGGTCTTTATGCCGGGCTGTGTGAGCCGTCTGAATATGCAGAACTGGTCGCCGCCGGGTTGCTACGCATCTGCTACGAAGGGCTGGGCGGTTTCATGGGTATGAGAAAGCTGAGAGCCACCACATGACGTACACTTACCCATGCGTCTGTGGCGCGCACCCATTCCGGAAGCGTCTCAAATGTCACCGTTGCGGGCGCTCCAATCCATCGCCCCGCAACCCAGCACGTCACACGCGCAAGACCGCCCAGCGGGTTTTCAGACTACGCAAGGCCGGTCATGACTGAAAGCTATGAGTGCAACCAAAAATACAGACACACAGGATGCCACTAAACGGCCGGTTGCAACGGTGGCCATAAACCCCGGTTCATGTGATGGAGAGTAGGCCACTAGCGGTAGCCCGAGACAGGGTGGGAAAGGCGACAAGGGCGTCAGACGACCTAATTACCGCAACAGTGAGGGTGTCCCGGTTCGATCCCGAGCGCGCCTACTCTCCTTCAGATGAACCACCAAACCCCAATTTGCGAGATAACGTCCGAAAACGCCGCTTATCAGACGGAATAAGCCAGCCGCAACCGGGTGCAGCGATTCGTACCCAGTTGCTTACCACGCCATATAGACGAGTGCCTTAATCGTCCAACCGGCTGCGCAGCAACGCCGCCAACCGCCCCAGCAGCGCCGCCAACTCCGCTGCGTCCAGGGTATGCTCGCCACTGAGCTTGCGGCTGTCGCGGTCCTCGCGAGCCTCGATCCAGTGCTCCACTAACTCAGCCAGCGGCACGGTCAGCGGCATCTCGTGCTCGAACAGGCCCATGATGATCGTGCCGTCTGCCTCGATGTCGGCCATCGTCTGCTCGGCCACCATTCGCAGCACCACCTTCACCACGGCCTCCGGGCTGCCGTCGCAATCGTCGTCCCAGTGCCATCGCTTCAGGTCCGCCGCGATCTGTTCGTCCGTGACGTTGAAGCTCACGCCCCATTCATTCCGCATAGCCGGTTAACCTCACATACCCACCCATGAAAGTCGAAGTTCCGTTCAGCCCGCGCGAGTGGCAAATCCCGCTCATTGACGACCCATCCCAGCGCATTGTGGCAGTCGTGCATCGCCGCGCCGGCAAATCCACCGCCCTGATGTGGCGCGGACTGCGCAAGGCGACGGTCGATAAGCGTCCGGACGCCCGCGTGGTGCATCTGCTGCCCTACGGCGTCCAATGGCAGCGCACCGGCCTGTGGGACCAACTGGTGAAGGCCGCCGAGACCATCCCAGATGCCCAGGTACGTCGCTCCGAGATGGCGATCCGGCTGCCGAATGGCGCCGTCTATCAATGCGGCGGCTGCGATAACCCGGACGTGTGGCGCGGTGGAGGCGCCATCGAGATCATCGTGGATGAGTATGACGACACCTCGCCGGGCCTGATGCTGGTCGTCGAGCCGATGCTGTCCACCACGGCCGGCGTGCTGGTCCGCAGCGGCACACCGAAAGGCAAAGGGCTGCTGCAGGAGGCATACGACCGGGCACGCACCACGCCGGGCTATTCCAGCTACCTGCTCGACTACACCAAGACCGGTGCATTGTCGGACAGTGCCATTGAGACGCTCCGGCGCGAGCTGACGCCCGAGGAGTTCGCCCAGGAATTGGAATGCTCATTCGAGGCACCGAATAGCGGATCGTATTACGGCAAGCTCGTGGACACGGCGGATCGCGAAGGCCGCATCACCCGCGTGCCCTATGACCCCGCTCTCCGTGTCTGGACTGCGTGGGATCTTGGCATAGACGACTCGACCGCCATCTGGTTCGCGCAGATCAGCCGCAGCGGCGAGTGGCGCATGATCGACTACATCGAGGACAGTGGTGCGGGTCTCGACCATTACGTGCGCCTTCTGCAGCAGCGGCCGTATGTGTATGAGCGCCATCTCCTGCCACACGACGCGGAGGTGCGCGAGTTGGGCAGCGGGCGCAGCCGCACCGAGACGCTCAATAGCCTCGGCGTGCGCCCAACCCGCACCGTGCGCCAACACAGCGTCGCGGACGGTATCAATGCCGTGCGCATGATCCTGCCGCGCGCGTGGATCGATGCCGAGCGCTGCGCCAAGGGCATTCACGCGCTACGACACTATCGGCGGGAATGGAACGAGGCGGCGCAGACGTGGCGTAGCAGTCCGGTGCATGACCACGCGAGCCATGGCGCGGATGCGGCGCGGTATCTGGCGCTCGGCGTGCGCGATGTTGAGGTCAGGCCGTTGGACGCCATCATCGAGCAGCAGTTCCCAACACATCGGACGATCTACGAAGGCCGCGATAACACCGGCTGGATGTCAGTGTGACGCGAAAGCCCACCGACGCGGAATTGATCGCGGCAGGCTGGAAATCACCACCTCCGCCGCCGCCGACTGAGACCAGCCTGCTGTGGCAATTGTACCAAATGCGCGAAGAGGGGCCGCGGGTGTGGACGGTGTTCGGCGCAGATGATGATGCAGTGCTGCATAGGCTGCATCAACGCGCGCCATGGCTTCTGCGCCACAAGGTGACGAAGGGCTGGGGCGATATGTGGCGCCTGGCGAATTTTTGACGAGGGAGACAACGACATGAGCCACTCATCAACCAAGAACGAGTCACGCACCGACCATGAACGCGAGACCAGCCACCGCGCGCCTGCCGCCAGGACCGCCGCACCGCGTGATGCCGCCGCCGACCAACTGAGGCTGCTGCTGCTGCTGGCCACCGACTGGCTCAACAACGACCGCACGCACGCGGCCGAAATCGCCGCACTGACCGGCGCGATGATTGGAGCACAGGGACCGCCGGTCAACGTGGACGTGCCGCTGGTCACGCAGGCCGGCGCCACGCTGAGTTGCACCATGGGCAACTGGAGCGGTGAGCCGACCGCGTATGCCTACGCCTGGCACAATGACGGCGTTGCCAACGGCGGCACGGGCGCGACGTATGGCGTGCAGCCAGAGGACAGCGGGCACAACCTGGCGTGCGTGGTGACGGCGACCAACGCGCAGGGCTCGGCCAACGCGCCGATGAGCAACGCCGTAGCTATTGCGTGATGCTCTGATGGCTCGTCGCCCCAGAGCCGGTGATGCCGCCATTCTGCGCGAGGCGAAAGACAGATTCGAGCGCTGTGTCGGCTGGGAAAGCGCATGGCGTGAACGCGCGCTGTTCGACACCAAATTCGCCAACGCAGACCCACATAATATGTGGCAGTGGGACACCTCGGTCAAAGCGGACCGCGGCTCTCGCCCATGCCTGACCTACAACCAGGTGAGGCAACACAATCTGCAGGTGATCAACGACGCCCGGCAGAATAAGGCGCAGATCAAGGTCACGCCCACAGGGGGGCAAGCGTCCTACGAGGCCGCGCAGGTGTTCAGCGGCATCATCCGGCGCATCGAGTATCAGAGCAAAGCGGTGGATGCGTATTCCACGGCCATCTTCCATCAGGTCGAAAGCGGCATCGGCTACGTGCGCGTCGAAACCGACTACGTGGACAACGACTCATTCGATCTGGATCTGTGGATACGCCGCATTGCCGACCCGCGCAGTGTCTACATGGACCCCGACTGCAAACTCTATGACAAGTCAGACGCCAATTTCGCGTTCGTGTTCGAGGATATCCCGCGCGACCGGTACGAAGAGGAATACGGCACCGAGGACAACGCCGCGCCGGCCACGCTCGACCACACCGATGGCTGGAACGACAAGGACCATGTGCGGATCGCGGAGTATTGGCGGCGCGGCATCGCCAATAGCAAGATCCACCAGCTCCAGGATGGCACGGTGGTGCGGGATGACGACATCCCGGACGACATCCGAGACCAGATCGAGCCGCTTATCGTCAAGACGCGCGAGGTCGCAGAGCCGGAAATCGAGTGGTTCAAACTTGCCGGCGACCGGATCATCGACCGCGAGGAATGGCCGGGGAAATACATTCCCATCGTGCCGTTTCTGGGCGAGGAAACCGTCATCGACGGCGAGATGGACCGCAAGGGCCACACCAGAAGCCAGATCGACGCCCAGCGTATCTACAACTACTGGGCCTCGGCGGCCGTGGAGCAGGTCGCGCTGCAGACCAAATCGCCGTATGTCGCGCGCATCGACGCGATCCAGGGCCGCGAGGAGCAGTGGGCGACGGCGAACGTCAAGAACTGGTCTGTGCTGGTCTACAACGGCCTCGACGAGCGCGGCCAGCCAATCCCGCCGCCAGCCCGCGAGCCGCCACCGCAGATGGCGCAGGCGTATATACAAGGGATGACGATTGCGCGGCAGGATCTGATGAGCGTCACCGGCCAGTATCAGGCTGAGCTGGGTATGCCGAGCAACGAACGCAGCGGCATTGCCATCCAGCAGCGTCAGCGGCAGGGCGATACCGCGACGTACCATTACATCGACAACCAAGCCAAAGCGATCCGGCAAGTCGGCAGGATATTGCTCGACCTGATACCGCGGATCTACGACACGCGGCGCGTGGTGATGACGCTTGCCGAGGATGGCGAGGAAAACAAGGTCGTGGTGGCGCCGGATGCGCCCGAGGCGCACCAGTTCGTCGGTCCGCCGCCACAGCAGCCAAACACTGACGGTGCTCCGGTGCCGCTGACCGGCGGACAGGCGCAGGAGCTGCAAGAGAATCCCGACACACCGGATCCGAGCGTCATCTTCAACCCGAATGTGGGCAAATACGACGTCGAGGCGGACGTAGGGCCGGCCTATGGCACGCAGCGCCAGGAAGCGGCGAATGCGTTTGCGGAGATCATGAAACAGAACCCGGCGGCATTTCAGATCGTCGGCGACCTGTGGGCTGAGAACAGCGATTTCCCGAACGCCGACGAGTTCGCGCGGCGGATGAAACGGGGCCTGCCGCCGCAATACAAGAGCGGCGTGGATCCGCAGGTGCAGCAGGTGACACAGGCCGCGCAGCAGATGCAGCAACATGCACAGGAACTGCTGCAGAAGGCCGATGCGGAGATTGCTGGATTGAAGGCGCAGGTGGCGCATCAGAAGGAACTGCTGGGCGACAAATCGCACTCGCTCGAGATTGACGACTACAAGGCCGAGACGGACAGGCTAAAGGCGGTCGGCGGCATCGACCCGCTGGCGTTGCAGGTGGTTGTGCGGCAGATGGTGAGCGATATGCTGCAGACCGAGCTACACCCGCAGCTCCAGCAGCACGCGGCGCAGCAGAGCGAGCTACAGGCGGCGATGATGCCGCCGGCACCGGAAGGCGCGGCAGGCGCCGCACCGCCATCACAGACGCTCCAGGGGCCGGCATGACCAACATCAGCGACGAGGTTTGCGAGGAGTTCCGCAGGATCGTCCTGGAAGGCGTCGAACATCCCAGCCTGCGCAGGATACTGGAGCATCTCATTCATAGAGGTGAGATCCAGAGGGCGTGCATCCTCAAAGATATGTACGCTCCGGGTTTTGCAGACCGGAAAGCGTTTCAGGAGACGGTGGCTCGCCAATACAACGAGGCTTTCAAGCCACACAGATCGTCGCTGAGCTTCCGTTGGGAACCGCCGTCGCTGTGAGCGACACTGACGACACCGTGCTGTCGCATGCTGAGGCGCTGGCCGAAATCCGCCGCCTGCGCGCTCGCATCCTCGAACTAGAGGCACAGGCCGCCATTCAGCGCGGCACCCTGGCACAACCCGAAGAGGACGCCCCGGCCAGCATCACGCACGGCCAAGCGCCATCCGCACCACCACACAACGAGTAAGCCATGAGCGCCATAGCCAGGGACAGCAGCGACCCCTATCCGTTTATACCGGTAAGGGTCGTAAAGGGCATGGAGCCGTGTCCGTTCTGCGGCTGTACGGCGCTCAGGTTCTGGAATGGCAACGTGGGCCAGCAAGGGGAAGAACCGTCCTGGTGCGTGACCTGTAACTACTGCACCGCCGATGGGCCGCCTGCCGCCACGCAGGCAGATGCAATCGCTGTCTGGAATGAACGCCATGTCTGAGACCACCGAAGGCACACCGGCCCCCGAGCCGGAACCCACACCCACGCCAGTAGCAGAGCCAACGCCGACTCCCGCCGAGGCGCCAGAGCAGACGCCGGAGGACGAGCAGAAAGCCGCGCGGGACAAGGAAGATCGCCGCATCGCGCAGCTACGCGCCCGCCTTGGCGCAGCAGAGCGCGAGCGTGAGGCACAACGCGCTGAACTTGAGGTGTACCGCCGCCAGGCGCAGCAGCAGGCGCCCACCGAGGAAACGCCCGAGCAGCAGTATCAACGCGTGCGTGCCCAGATTCGCGGCGAGGTCGAGGCGCAACTCCGTCAGGAGGCGTTCCACGCTCAGGGCAATGCGGCGTTTCCCGACTGGCGCCAGCGCTGCGACGACCTGATGGCGATGGGCGCGGATGCCGGTCTTGCGCAACTGCTGATCGAGATGCCCGAAGGCGTGCGGGTGGCAGCGTCGCTCGCCTCGGATCCCGACGCGCTGGAGCGCATTGCCAACCTGCGCACCGAGCGCGCGCGGGCCGTGGCGCTGGGCAAATACGCCGCGACGGTCGAGGACACGCCGCCGTCACGCCTGGCATCTGCGCCGCGGCAGATCACCCAGGCACCAGCACCGGTGCGTCCGGTGACAGGCCGCGCCAACCCGCAGGTCAACGAATACCGGCTCACCGCACAGCAGCTCGTGGACAAGTACAGCCGCGAGGCCATGGAAGCGCGCAGAAGCCGCTGATGGCGCTTAGGTGGGTGCGGCGGTTCTGGAGATGGCTGCGACCGGAGCCGCCTCATCATGTCGAGTTCAGCTTCAACCGCTCCGAACTGGCGCTGAGCATTGAGGACTTTTCCAGACAGTATATTGATCCAGCCATCGAGATCATGGCCAAGGAACTCGCAGCAAGCCTTTCGATTTCTGAGCCTCTGCCGTGGCACAAACGGGCGGTGGTCGCCGTCCGTCTGCTGTGGCGCTGGTGGTTTCCTGGGAAACCAAAACCTCGCGAGTTAACCGCCAATGACATTACAGCCAAGGCGTTGGTTATCCTTCACCAGAAGTACAACGTCATTGGCTCTATGAAGGGCGGCGCGAAAGTTGGCGATGCGATCCGCGTTCGGATGCCCGTTGGATACACGATCCACAACGGCGCAAGACCGCCAGACTAGCCGTGCCTAACCGGTAGCGGATCGGTCAACACCGCGCAGCGTGCCGACACGGGCAGCGGGCCGTAACACCGCGTGACGTGCCTCCACCGTCTGTCAGCGCGGCTATCCCTCTCATTGCGACAACGGCTTGAACCGGCGCCCTGCATCCACGCGGGCGCCTTCCCTCAATCTGTTGTCGAGGAGCAGGGCAATGCCCGCCACAAACACGCTACTCACCATTGATATGATCACCGCAAAGGCGCTGGTCATCCTCCACCAGAAATGCAACATCATCGGCAGCGTCAACCGTCAGTACGATGACAGCTTTGCGAATAGTGGCGCTAAAATCGGCACCACGCTGCGCATCAGACTGCCGGTGCAATACACCGTCTCCACCACCCCGGCACTCTCGCTGCAAAACACCGTCGAGCAATACGTCAGCCTGCCGATCACCAACCAGTACCACGCCGACTTCAGCTTCAGCAGCGCTGAGCTAACGCTGAGCATCGACGACTTCTCGGCACGCTACATCGAGCCGGCCATCGCCACGCTCGCCGCACGCATGGAAGCCGATTTCGTCAATCAGATGTGGCCGAAAGTGTGGAACCAGGTCGGCACCGCCGCATCGCCGATGCCATACAAAACCATCCTCCAGGCTCGCAAGCTGCTGCTCGACAACCTCACGCCGCAGTCAAAGCAATGGTTGTTGCGCATTAACACGCAGGACAACGTGGATCTGGTCGATACCCTGAAGGGGCTGTTCCAGAGCCAGGAGCAGATCCGGCGCCAATACATCGATGGCGTGATGGGGCTGAGCGGTGGCTTCGAGTGGGCCGAGAATACCCACCTCACCACACAGACCCGCGGCGCTGAGGCCGGCTACCTCGTTAGCCCGGCATCACAGACCGGCGCCACACTCGCCGTCATCACCGGCACCGGCGCAGGCAACGCGGGCGACGTGTTCACCATCACCGGCGTCTATCGCGTGCATCCCGAAACCAAGGTGAACACGGGCGTCCTGCAGCAGTTCACGCTGACCTCGGCTTATGCTGGAGGTGCAGGCAACATGGCGATCAGCCCCGCTATCGTCACGTCAGGCCCGACGCAGAACGTCAGCGCCAGCCCGGCCAACAACGCACCGATTACCTTCGCCAATACCGCCAGCGTCGCGACCGGGCTGAGTTTAGCATACCACCCAGATGCTTTTACATTCGCCACTGCTGACCTTGTCATGCCCGGAGGTGTGGACATGGCCTCGCGTGTGGTGAAGGACGGTATCTCCATGAGGGCTGTGCGTCAATATAGCATATCAGACGACACTTTCCCAATCCGCATAGATGTCTTGTGGGGCTGCGCCGCGTTACGGCCCCAGCTCGCGTGTCGGTTGGTTGCTAATTAGGATTGCTGTTTGCTACTAGGGTAGTTATCATGCTCCTTCCTTAAAACAGGAGGGAGCATGACCTGCATAGTCGAGGGGTGCGGCGCAACTGCGCGAGGGCATGGCTATTGCCTGCGGCACTACACACAGTGGCGGCGGCACGGTGATCCGCTTCATCAGGAACGGCGCTATTATAAAGGGATGCCGGCAGAAGAGCGGTTCAAAGCCTATGTCCAGAAGGGATTGGGACCGAAAGCATGCTGGGAATGGACGGGAGGGAAAATGTCCACTGGCTATGGGATGTTTCATCCGACGCCCAGGCAATCGATACTCGCGCATCGCTACGCCTATGAACAACATCGTGGGCCAATTCCGGCAGGCCAATTTATCTTGCATCACTGCGATAATCGGTCCTGCGTCAATCCTAGGCATTTGTTCTGCGGCGACCAGCAAGCGAATGTCGATGACATGATCAATAAAGGCCGTGATCGTAAGCAAGGCCGATCTGGCGCCATGAACCACCAAGCCAGAATTACCGAGGAGATTGTGCGAAAAATTCGCGCATCGTCGATGACCGCCAAGATCCTGGCTAAACGGTATGGGGTGTCAGTGTCCCTGGTCTATGCCGTCAAGCAACGCCGCCTTTGGCAACACATCGAGTAGGAGACAACGCGCATGCCATACGATAGAGGCCCGCAGCTATTCGACCCCGGGCTGATCACCAGCGGTGGCGGCATGTCATACGTCACCGGCATCACCGCCAGGGCAGGCGGCACACGCGCCGCTGGAACGCCGCTGACAGCCGCCGTCAACCACATCACCGTCTGTGCCACCGCAGCCGACAGCGTGGTCCTGCCGCCCGCTGTGGGCGGCCAGGAGATGGTGGTGATTAACGGTGGCGCGGCAGCGGCGCAGGTGTTCGCCGCCGTGGGGACATCCGACACGATCAACGGCGTGGCCGCGGCGACTGGCATTTCGCTGGCTGCCGCTGGCAAGGAAATCTTCGTGTCTCCAGGCCCCGGCCTCTGGTTCGGTATCCTGTCAGCGTAACTCTGCCGAGACTGGTCCCCCCAGTCACTGCAACGCGTGTGGCCCCGAGCGCTTTCTCGGCAGATCGGGGCGCCCCACATGAGGCGTGAGCCATGATTTCGACAACCGGTGACCTCATCACGTTCACGCTGCGGGCGTCAGGGATCAACGGCGTCGGCCAGACACCCTTAGCAGAGGATTCCAACACCGGCCTGCAGTATCTCCGCTGGCTGATGGCAGCATGGCGGCGAAAGCGCTGGATGGTGTGGAACCTGCCGAGCACGGCGCTGATCTCGACCGGCGCCAACAGCTACACCGTCGGTCCGGGTGGCGACTACAACATCGCCCGTCCGGATAAGATCCACGCCGCCTGGTGCCGCATGCAGCCGTTCGGCGGGCCTAATCCCGTCGATATCCAACTCGCTATCATCGAGAGCAAAGAGGACTGGGCCGGCGTCAGCATCAAAGACCTGAAGTCGCTGCCGTCCGCCGTGTTCTACGACAGCAGCTTTCCGCTGGGCCGGGTGCATTTCTGGCCGGTGCCGCCGGCGGCGATCTACGAGATGCACATCGTGTGCAAGGCCGAGCTGCCGACCTACACCACGCTAACCGATCCGCTTGCGCTGCCGGAGGAATACGAAGAGGCAGCGATGTGGGCGCTGTGCGTCAAGCTGCAGATGTCCTACGGCTTGCCGGCCCGCCCGGATCATGTCGCGGCGATGCAGGTGGCCATCAACACCATCGAGCTGGCCAACAGCCAGATCCCGCTGCTGAAACTGCCCAACTTCGGCCGCGGCGGTGGTGATGTGAGCAGTTGGGTCGGGCGCGGGCTTAACCGAGCCTGGGTGGTTGGCGGGGATAGCGTGCTGTCATGACCGATAATGCCTATCCATGGGAGACTGGCGATCTGCTGACAGCGGCAGCGCTCAATGCTGCCATTGCGGCGGCTGCAACGGGCGCGCAGGGGCCTCCAGGTCCGCCGGGGGCAACCGGGCCGGCTGGACCCGCGGGCGCTCCAGGCGCACAGGGGCCGCCAGGAACGCCGGGGGCTGGTGGCACCGTCACCAGCGTTGGCACATCCGGCACCGGCATCAGCGGAGGCCCTATCACCGTGGGCGGCGTGCTGACGGTCTCGTGGAACGGGCCAGCGGTGAACGCACTCGGCACTGGGCTATCGGCTGCAGGCGGCACGCTGGTCACCACGCCGCCAGCCGCCTCTTCGATCACCGGCACGCTGACCTATGCACAGCTTCCCGGCGAGGTGCAGCAGGTGCCGATAGCATTCCCGTTCTCGGGTAAGCCGGCGGCGAATGCCAGCGTCTACGTGCCGATGCCATGGGCACTGACAGTGCCGGCCAGCCTGGCGGGCACCGTGGCGTATTGCGTCACCAACCCGACCAGTGCCGCGACCTTCACGCTCAACCGCATTCGCTCGGGCGCCACGCTGGCGCTGGGCACCGTGCAGATCGGCACCAGCGGTGCGGTGACGCTCGGCGGCGCGGGCGGCTCGCTGGCGATTGGCGATGTGCTGCAGCTCACCGCACCGACCGTGCAGGACGCGACGCTCGCCGATTGCGGCATCACCATTCTCACCACGCGGGTGTAGCGCGATGGCATACATCTTCGGTGATGGGTTCGATTGCTACGCTGCCGTAGGCGATACGACACTAGGATATTGGGATGGCGGATCGGTAACGAACAGCTCTTTGGTGGCTGGAAGGTTCTCTGGAGGTCAGGCGTTTCAGACGAATGCGAACGGCGTCTTTCTCATATACAAATCGTCCGGGGCTAACGATGGCATACACCACATAGTGTGCGCGTTCCGGCAGACTGCCGCATTGAGCGGCACAACGCTGGGCTTTTTCTTCCAGCTTGTGGATGGTGTCACGGGACAATGCTGTATCGTGTTCCGCAGCGACGGCACGATCCTGCTGACCTCGGGCATCCCAAGCGGCGCCGTCCTGGCGACGTGGACTGGAGGTTTGCCTGCCGCCAATACTTGGACCGCTTATGAGTTTGAGGTGGTCATCCACAACACTGCCGGTTCATTCACCGCGCGGCGCAACGGCAACACCAGCAACGATTTCACCGCCACAAACCTGAATACGCGGACGACGGCGAACAACTACGCCAACCGGCTTCAGACCGGGATGCAGGCGACTATTACGTCCCAGCAGTTCGATGACCTGCTGTGGCGCAGCGACGCCGCCAGCGTGCCGTTCGTGGGCGACATCCGCGCGTATACTCGCATGCCCGCGAGCGATGTGAGCGTGCAGTTCGCGCGGTCGCCCAATCCGGCGCTGGTGCCACAGACCAACGTCGCAGGAGCTGGCACAGCGTCGAAGGCGGCGAACCTGGGGATCATGTCGGCGTTTACCGCTTCGTTCGACGGCACGATCACAACGGGGACCGTGTCGGTGAATACCGGGGCGACCGGCAACATGAAGGTGGCAATCTATGACAGCGCTCGTGCGCTCGTGCTTGCGACCTCTAACGCCATCGTTAATCCGGTATCGGGCAACAACACATTCACCCTGACTGCGCCGCTCACCGTGACCAAGGGAACAGTTTACTATCTGGCGGTCGATCAGGACGTCACGATCATCTACAATTCAACGACCAGCAATTACTCGTTCACTACGACCTATGCGAGTTTTCCAGCTAACAGCCCGGTCACGACAGCGGGTTCGCCTGGCCCGACTTTCGTGGTTTCACTCGTGCCGACCAACGCCACGCTGGTTGCAGAGGCGCAGCAGGACGGCGCCACCAGCTACGTCTACTCTGCCACTACAGGCCAAAGCGACCTGTATGGCATCGCCGCACTGGCTGCGACGCCGGTCAGCGTCGTCGCGGTGACCACCAGGGGCTACATCCAGAAATCCGACGCTGGCACACGCAACGGTGCGGTGCAGCTCAAGAGTGGTGCCACGACAGTGCAGAGCACCAGCACGGCGCTCTCGACCACGTTCGGCTGGCTCTGGCGCACTGATTCTGTCGATCCGGCCACCTCGACCGCGTGGACGCCCGTGGCGGTGAACAACGTCAACATCGGCCCAGTCTGCACGCTATGACCGACATCCAAACTACACAGATCGCCATTGAGCAGTTCGCGACTGGCACGCCCGCTGTGCAGATGACGCAGGTTGCGGTCGAGATGTGGGCCACCGTGCAGGCGACGTCAGGCACCAGCATGATTGCCTCGCAAATCTCGCTGGAGATGTGGGCGCCGGTCGTGGCTGCCGTGGTGCCCGGTAGCGACGTGCGCGTGATGGTGATGGCGTGACACGTCTGGCGATCAGTGGCGGCGCCTACGAGGCCCGCAGCGTCATCGCATCGGCACAGCGCTGCCTCAACCTGTTCGCTGAGAGCCTGCCGACCGGCAACAAATACACCGGCAGCACCGGCATCGAGGAGCCGGCGCAATTCGCCTATTACCCGACGCCCGGTCTCCGACGCCTCAACACCCTGCCGCAGAACGGCGTGCGCGCCATCAAACAAGCCACGACCGGCGGCATCTACGCCGTAGCCGGCAGCGGCGTGTATCGCCTCGACCCGAGCACCTGGGCCGGCACTCTGCTCGGCTCCATCACGTCCGGCCACCGCACGCCCGTGTCGATGCAGGACAACGGGCTGCAGATGGCGATTGTGGACGGCTCGCCCTACGGCTGGAGCATCGACCTCACCAACGACGCATTCGCCGCCATCAGCGATCCCACCGGGATGTTCAGCGGCGCGGACGTGGTGCAGTACCTCGACACCTATCTGCTGTTCAATAAGCCCAAGACGCCGCAATTCTACAGCAGTGACAGTCTCGCGCTGACGTTCGACCCGCTGTGGTTCGCCAACAAGCAGAGCTTCAGTGATCTGCTGGTGACGCTCGCCGTGGCCAAGCGGGAAATCTGGCTGCTTGGAGACCGGACATCCGAGGTCTGGTATAACAGCGGTAAGCCGGACTTCACGTTCGAGGAGCAGCCCGGCACGTTTGTGGATCACGGCACCTGCGCGAAATACTCCGCCGCCGTCTACGATAATTCCGTGTTCTGGCTGTCGCGCGACAGGCAGGGCCGCGGCTTCGTCATCCAGGGCGCCGGCTACCAGACCAAGCGCATCAGCACCCACGCCATCGAGCAGGAACTGGCCGGCTACGAGACGCTGAGCGACGCCATCGGCTTCTGCTACGGTCTCTCGGGCCATGCCTTCTACGTGTTGACCTTTCCCAAGGCGGACAGGACGTGGGTTTACGACATCATCACCGGGCTGTGGCACGAATGGTGCTGGATCGACAGCAACGGCGATGAGCACCGCCACCGCGCTAATTGCTGCTATCCGGTCAACGACACCATCGTGGTCGGCGACTGGCAGAACGGCAACCTCTATGCGCTGGACCGCGATGTCTATACAGACGACGGCCAGCCGATCAAACGGGTCAGGGCGTTTCCGCACATCCTCAACGACGGCAACCGCGTGTTCTATCGCCAGTTCGTCGCCGACATCGACACCGGCACGGGCGGCGGGGAGATCATCGAGCAGACGCTGATCCGCACGACATTCACCGCACCGGATGGCACGCCGCTGCAGGACTACAGCAACGATGCGGATGTCGGGACGTGGGCCGTGGTGAGCGGCGCGGCACAGATCACCGGCAACGCGCTGCTCGGATCTGGCACCGCGGAGTATCGCTCGACCGCATTGATGGCAGGGCCGGATTATATCCTGACCTACAAGGCCATCCCGACAGATTACAGCATTGTGCCGACCGGCAACGTCCACGCCACGGCACGCTCCGGTTATACCGCGACGATCCGCGGCGACGGCGCGCAATACTGGGTGGACCTCGCCGTGGTTGGCGGCTCCACCACCTCGATTGCCATGGGCACGATTCCGTCAGGCCACTACGCGGTGACGCTGCGGCTGCAGGGCGCGACAATCACGCTCTCGGTGCAGCGCTCGTCCGATAGCCTCTGGCTGCGTGGCGATGGCGCATGGACAGCAATTGCCAGCAATGCCATCACCGTCAACGACGACACGCATCCGGCGCCCGGACAGGTCACCATCGGGGGCACCTGGTGAGCATTGTCGTCACAGTTTTTGCGCCATCGGTCGCTGCCGGCGGCACCGTGGTCCTGCTCCGCAGCAATCTGCTGGCCACCGACAACAACACGCCGAAGGCGACAGACGCGCAGTTGCTGTTCACCGTGACGCTGCCGCCGTCGCATGGGTCGCTGCACCTGAGCGGCAGCCCTGCCAGTCAGTTCACGCAGCAGGACATCAACGACGGGCTGGTCACCTACACCAACAGCGGCGGGACGGCCGACAGTTTCGGCATGTTCGTGCGGGTGACGGCCACGCCGGGTGTCGCGAAGCCATACTCGCCCACGTTCACCAACTTCTCGGCACCCATGCCGGCGTCTGATGGCGGGGTGTACCTCGCCACTGCGCTCGTAGGAAGCACAGTGCCGCCCGTCTTCAATGTATTGGGCGGAATCCAGGGCGGCAGCGGGACAGGCACAACCCACTCGGCAACCTTTACGGTCCACGCCAACACAGTCTTGGTGCTTGCGGCCTGGTCGTCTCCCATCGCTGGCGGCACGACAGGCGGCCCCGTCACCGTCACCTCGATCTCAGCCACCGGGCTGACGCTCACCCACATCGGCGGCGGCCAGATCACGACCAGTCTGTCGGGACCGGGTTACTCGTCGGTCTGGAACACCGTTGACTGGTACTGGGCGCCCGTCTCTGCCACTGCGACGGTCACGGTCAACGTCACTTTCTCGGCGTCGTTTGCGCACAGCCTGATGATGATCGGGTTCCACGAGTTCAGTGGTGTGGCCTCAATCGCTGCGCCGTGGGATACTAACGCGGGCAACCTCGCGAGCACCGTCACTGGTAGCCTTCCCGCTACCGTCAGTCTGATGGCGGACGCGCCGGATAACCTGGTGCTGCCGGTGTTTTTCGAGATGGTGTCGGGCGATGAGATAGGCGGGATGGCCTATTCGTTTCCCGTTGGCTACCAGGCCCTGGGGCAGAGCGGCGGGACCATCGGCGTGCTCGGCGCTTACAGTCGGTTCAGCGCAGCCGCGTCGATGCCGATTGTCATCAGCGACACCCCGCCACCAGAGCCTCCATCGGTGTTCCTGTCACTGGACGACGTAGTGGTCCGCACCATCCCGACACCGCCGTGCCAGATTTTCCTAAAATACTCGGATGACCGTGGCCACTCGTTTGGATCGCCGGTTGGTCAGCCACTAGGGTCGCTGGGGGAGTATCTCACTACGGTTACCTGGAATCGTCTGGGATACGCGCGCGATCGCGTGTTTTCTTTAGAGTGGAGTTGCCCAAGGCCCACTGCCCTCCAGGGAGCTTTTGTCGTCGCGAATACCGCCGCAAAGAGTTAGTGTAGAAGTCGGTGGCATCCTGATAGCTGATCCCATATTTCCTGGCCCGCCATGGGATTGACGGGCGGGATATGCCTAGCCGTTCTGCTGCATCCGCCACACACATGCTTTCGCCATTCAACACAACCATAAGGTTTCGGCGCGTATTGCGTCGCTGGATTGCAACGGTCGTCCAACGGCAATTCGTGGGAGTGTAGTTTCCGTCGTTATCTATTCGATCGAGTTGAGCCTTCGGAAATGGACGCTCTCCCATATCTGTCAGGAAGTTTTCAAAGCTGTCCCACCGCGGGTCTACCGTTATGCCTCTCCCGCCGTAGTTGTTATATTCAGAACTTTTCGGGTTTCTGCACCGTTCTTTCATGTGGGTCCATGCCTTGTACGTTGGTGTCTTATACATTCCATGGCGCAGCATGCTTGGACGAGAGGCGCAGCCGCATGACGTAACCAGACCGCTCCGAAGCTTCTGGAAAAAGACCGATGTCTCTTTGCCGCATGAGCAGAGCAGAAGAGCGACACGACGCCACCCAGATCTAGATCGCCTTTTGCCATCTAACTCCCGGACAACTGTGAGTTGTCCAAATACCTGGCCGGCGATCAATGGTATCCGCTGTCTCATGGCGCTGTTATATATCGGAATGAAACGCTAATGCCACTTCCTCTGCCACCTCCGCGCATCCAATGGATTGACGCGAATGGACATCCGCTGGCGGGCGGTACAGTGCAAACACTGGTCGTTGGGACGAGTACGCCCAAGGACACCTGGGTTGATCCGGACAAGGCCGCCGCTAACACAAATCCGGTGATACTCGACTCCGCAGGCCGCGCCATCATCCTCGGGTCCGCCGACTACCGGCTGATCGTGCGCGATGCCGATGGAAATCTGGTGTACGACGGCTGGACCTCCACCGGCATTTCCGATGCGCTGCTGCCGTTCACCACCGCGCCGACGCTGGCCGATGCGCGCGCGCTGCTGGGCATCGAGGACGCGATCCAGGTGGAGACGGATCGTGCGCTCGCCGCCGAGGCCAACATGCAGACGCAGATCACCGCGGAAGTTACGCGCGCAACCAACAAGGAGAACGACCTTCAGAGCCAGATCGATGCGGAGGAAGCGGCGCGGATTGCCGCGGACAATGCGCTGCAGGCGCAGATCACGACGCTCGGCGCGACGAGCCTCAAGGTT